CTTCCGGCTGCCTCTGCCGTTTCGTGCCAGATAATAGGCGGGGCACTCTACCTTTTCCTGTGTGAGTATCTTGGCGATCTCATGGGGTCCGTGCCCCTCCACCGCAAGCCGGAAGATCCGCCGCACCACGGCGGCGGCTTCCTCGTCCACCAGCCAGTGGTCCTTGTCCTCCGGTTCTTTTTTGTAGCCATAGATGGCGTTATTGGTGGTTGGCTTGCCCGCCTTGCCCTTGACACGGTACGCTGCTGAAACCTTTTTGGACTGGTCACGCAGATACCATTCGTTCATGATATTGAGAAAGGGCGCAAACTCGCCGCTGTCCTGTTCCTCGCTGTCAATGTTATTGGCGACAGCAACAAAATGAACCCCATTCTGCCGGAACATTACCTCGGTGTAAAAGCCGGTTTGCAGGTAATTTCTGCCGATCCGACTTAGGTCCTTACACAGCAGATGGGCCACCTTTCCCGCCTCAATGTCCGCCACAAGGCGCTTCCATGCGGGACGGTCAAAGTTGCCGCCGGACCACCCATCGTCTCCTAATGTCAAGAAAAAACCAAAAAATTATAAGACTTTTTGCTGAATTTTGTGTCGGTTCAGTGATTAAAGCCCCCGGAGAGTCAAATCTGTGACGGAAAACACGCCTACGCCAGAAGTATTCAAGTCTGCGATCCATGCGGCCGTCTGCATGGCATCCCGTCCCAGACGCGTCAAATCCTTTGTTAAAAGGGCGTCGGCCCGTCTTTGCCGGACAGCTTCAAGAAAATCATTCAACCCAGGCCGATCAAGGGTCAGGCCGCTGGCCTCATCCTGTGATTCTCCCACAATATTGAGCTGATACTTTTCCGCAAAGCTGCGAAGATAGTTCATCTGGTTCTCCAACGCCCATTTGTCGTGAGAAGCGATGCGCCCATAGAGCCAATACCGTTTTTTATCCCTCATGCTCCGCAGCCTCCTTTTTTGCGGTATCGGCAAGCAGCCGTTGATATTCGTCCCCGCATTTCCAAACGATCTCAATGGAAGTCGAACTGAAAATGTAGATATTTTGGATCAGCAGATCCACCAGTTCCCGTGTCAGTGTCCTGACATTGGTATAGGGGAGTATGCTGTCTGCGGAGAGTTCTTCTACCTTTGCCTGCCGTTTGGCGTCCTCCAGTTCTTTGATTTTGCTTTCAAGCCGCTGGATATGTTTTTCACACTGTCCTCGTTTATGCTGATAGTCCTCCGCGCTGACTTTGCCGGATACCATATCCTCAAAAGCCGCCATCTTTTCCTGCTGGCGCATCTGGATCGAGTTCTGGTGTGCTTTGATCTGCCGGTCAAGTCGTTGGTTGTGCCGGGTATCTTTGGCGGACTGGCGCTGTTTTGCCTGAACCGCCCCTCGGACAAGCTGGGCCATCGTGCGGATAGAAGCTAAAACCGCCTGTTCCAGCTCTTTTTCACCTATCTTGTCCTGTGGGCAGCCAATATCCGGCTTATACCTGTCTGTCCGGCACACATAGCAGGGGTGGAAAGATTGAAGCCGCTCCATCGCAAGTCCACAGTGACCACACCGGATCTTCCGATAGAAAATCCGTGCGCTTTTTCCAGTGGCGCCAGGGTGAAAACTCCGCCCCAGGCTTTTGGCCGTATCGAAAATCTCCTGCGTAATAATTACTGGAAACGCCCCGTCCACAACAGTCCACTGATCTTCTGTAACAGCCCTGACCCGGCTGGAACCTACCTTTTTCCGGGTAGTCTTGCCATAGATCGCTTTGCCGGTGTACCGCTCGTCATCCAGAATCTTTCGGACTATGGAAGAAGTCCAGTAGTTTTTATTCTGGTCTACGCAGTTCCATTTCCGGTTTACATCTTGAAGCCGTTTTCTTTGCAGCGGGGTCAGCACTCCTTCTGTATTGAACTTTCTGGCAATTTCCGTGGTGGACAGGCCGTTGATAAAGAGGTCAAACACACGCCGGACCACGGCGGCGGCGTCCTCGTCCACCAAAAGGGCGTGCTTATTCCCAGGCGCTTTCTGATAGCCAAAGAACGCATAGGGGGCAACGCAGTAACCTTTTTCGGCAAGCTGCTTTTTGGTCGATCTCACTTTTTCTGATAAGTCCTTGCTGTAAAGGTCGTAGATCACATTTCGGAAGGACACATCAATCAAGCCCGCAGAACCGTACTTGTGATCCTTGCTGTCATAGGAATCGTTGATGGCGATAAATCGCACGTCCAGGAAAGGGAAAATCTGTTCCAGATAGTCCCCAACCACGATATAGTCGCGGCCAAACCGGGACATATCCTTGACGATGATGCAGTTGATCTTCCTCTGACGCACCTGTTCAAGAAGCCGTCGGACGGCTGGCCGCTCCATATTCGTCCCAGAATAACCGTCATCACAAAATTCGAGAATCCGCGCCCCGGCAAATTCAGGCCGCAGTTCGATGAAACGGCGGATGTAGGCCCGCTGATTGACAACGCTGTTGCTTTCGCTTTTTTCATCGGACAGGTCGCCGTCCTCAGCAGAGAGCCGGATGTAAATGGCGATCACATAGTTCAACATTTGCTGTAAAACCTCCGGCATCGTGCTACACCTCCTCCTGAAACAGTTTCTTCATCTCGTCCTGATAGTTCAGCACGATATGTACCTGCTTGTCCTCATTCACATAGATCTTCTCCACCAGCGCCAGCAGCATCTCACGGGACAGCTCCTTTTCATCCCGGAACTTGGCAAAGGCGGTGAACCACTTATTTTGTTTTGGGTTTGCCTCCGGCAAGGCGTCCTTTTCCGCCTGCAAATTCTGAAAGCGTCCCTCAAGCTGACGGGTTTCATCCTCATACCGGCTTTTCCCGAACAGATAATCCGCCTGCGTTACAATACCGTCTACATAGCTTTCAAAGAGCGTCTGACGGAGTGTGTCCAGTTTCTTCAATCGTCCCTGTACCGATACGATCTCATTGTCAAGAGCCGTCCTGCGACTTCTGGCCGCCGAGGATCGGCTGACGCTTTGGATAATCGCCTCCGCATCTGTGAGCATCGCCATCTGAAACCGAAGAACCTCATAAACGGCCGCTTTCAAATCGCTTTCCCGTAGGCCGCCCGCATTGGGGCATCCGGCATCCAAAAGCATAGCATGACGGGGACAGATAAAGTGGTACGCCACCGTTCTGCCTTTGTTGTAAACGCTTTTATAGCGTGTCATATTATGCTGGCAGCACGCGCATACCACAAGCCCCTCAAAAATGTTTTCGCTGTCAAAATGGGCGTATTTCCCCAGACGGCTGTGGTATTCCTCATGCTTGGTTTTCAAAATGGCTTGAACCGCATCAAATAGCTCTTGTTCAATGATCGCCTCATGGGTGTTAGGGACAACAATCCATTCTGATGGGGGCATGATTTTTTGCTTCTGTCCAGCGTGCAGCTTTGTGATTTTCTTGCCCTGAACCATGTGTCCCAAATACACCGGATTCTCCAAAATATGCTTCACAGACTGCGTTTGCCACGGACTGTTTTCAGAAAACCTCTTGGTAAACACAACCCCCTGCAAATAGCGGTGGTAATTGGGATTGGGAATCTGTTCGACGGTCAATGTCCTTGCAATCGCGGCGTTACTCATTCCATCCTTTTTCATCTGAAAAATACGCTGCACCACCTTCGCCGCTTCTGGATCAACGGCCAGCTTATGCCGGTCCTCCGGGGATTTTACATAACCATAGGCGGCGAAATTTCCGATAAACTCGCCGCTGCGCTTCTTAGTGTCCAGCGCGGAATACACCTTTTGCGAAATGTCCTTGGCGTAAATGTCGTTCATCAGGTTTTTCAGCGCAATCGTCATGGCCTCTCCGCTGTCCGCCCGGATGCTGTCGTAGTTGTCGTTGACGGAGATAAACCGCACTCCCATGAAGGGCAGCACCTTTTCCAGAAAGTTTCCGGTTTCCAGGAAGTCGCGCCCGAACCGGGACAGGTCTTTCACGATGATGCAGTCCACCCGGCCCGCTTTCACATCCTCCATCATCCGCTGGAATCCGGGGCGCTCAAAATTTGTCCCGGTTTCTCCGTTGTCACGATAGCAGTCGTACAGCTCCAAATCAGGGTGCTTGGCGATATATCCGCACAGATAGTCGATCTGCGTTTGCAGGCTCTCACTGTCCTTGCGGTCACGGGTGTCCATGATGGAGAGGCGTACATAAAGGGCTGTGCGGAAAATTCGCAGAGCGGCGGCTTTGGGCAGCTCATCAACCGGAACTCCCTGTGTAGCCGCTATCTGTTTTCTTCTGCTCACACGCGCCATTTACACCGCCTCCTTTACCGTGGGGGCTGCCTGCGGCGCCTGACGCTCCATATACTGTTCGATGTAGGCCGTCGCCGCCCTGTACTCATTCTGGTACTTGAAAATGATCTCAATTCGGTTCCCTTCATAGACATAGATACGGTCGATGATCTTCACCAGGATTTTGCGCTCCATCACATCCACATGACGGAAGGACTTGAAATGGGCAATCCATTCCCCCTGTGGGGAACCCGCCTGCACAATAGCGTCCAATTCCTCCTGCCGCTTGCTGATGGCTACCGCAATCGCCTCACACTTTTCCGTGTAAATCCGCTGATACTGCTTGAACTCATCTTCATTCAGCAGATGATCCACGAATTTCTCATAGGCGGACATTTTGAACCGCATGGCCTGTTCATAATCGGCTTTCAGCTTTTCAAGCTGCCGGTCGATCTTTCTGGCCTCCGTGTCCTCTGCGGGGAGAGCGGCGATAAATTGCAGGGTTTTCTCAATGTTCAGCACCGTTTCCATGTGGGTATGGATACAGTCACGAACCGCATCCATCAGCAGGGCCTCGCTGATATTATGGGTGGTGCAGGCAGTTTTGTCTGCCCGGTTGGTGGAACAGGAGTAGTAAAAATATTTTTTTCCTCCTGCCGGAACGGTCTTGCGGATCATGTTCTGCTTGCAGTCGGCACAGAACAAAAGTCCCGAAAAGGGATATACCGTCTTTTTTTGTACGGCGATTCTGGTGTCCCGGCACAGCAGGCCGCTGACCGTCCGAAAATCCACCTCGCTGATGATCGGTTCATGGGCGCCGGAAACGCTGATCCACTCGTCCTCTGGCTTTTCCATCAGTTTCTTGATTTTATAATTTGGCCGCCCGGTCTTTCCCTGAACCATCACACCGATATAGAGAGGGTTCTTCAGGATGCGCCCAACCGCTACCGCCGACCACTTGGCCTGCGGGTTGCTCTTGAAGCCGGAGATATATTTCATCCCCAGGGAACGCTTGTATTCTGAGGGCGAGAGGACCCCATCGGCGTTCAGCCGGTCAGCGATTCCTTGCTGGCTCATTCCTTCCAGCTTCCAGCGGAAAATATCCCGCACCACCTCGGCGGCGTAATCGTCCACAACAAGCTGATTCTTGTCGTCCGGTGATTTCAGGTAGCCGTAGGCGGCAAACGCTCCTACAAACTGACCCTTTCGCTTCTTGACTTCCAAATGGCTGCGGATTTTCACCGAAATATCCCGGCTGTAAGAGTCGTTCATCAGGTTTTTAATGGGCAGCAGAATGGTGCTGGCCTGCCCCTGTGCGTTGGCGGTATCATAGCCGTCGTTGATGGCGATGAACCGCACCCCGTGGTCTGCAAACTCCTGTAAGACCTTTCCGGTTTCAATATAGTTGCGCCCCAAACGGGACAGGTCTTTTACCACGACGCAGTTGACTGCGCCGGAACGCACATCCTGTAAGACTTCCTGAATCCCAGGACGAAAAAAATCAACGCCACTAAACCCGTCATCCTTCCTCTCGGCATGGATGCGGATTTCTGGCATTGATTTCAAAAATTCCGTGATAAATTCCCGCTGATTCTTGATGCTGTTGCTTTCCGGCTTATCTCCATCATCATCAGACAGCCGGAGATAGATGTCGGCGTTATAAACAGCCTGCGCGGTCAAATTTTTCATAACAATGCCTCCAATCGTTTTGTTTGTCAGTCCCAACAACGATTGGAGTGCGAGTTTTGTCCGATTTCTATTATACAGCAGGGCACAGTCAGTGTCCAGGTGTTTTTTTCGGTTCCATTCGTGTCAGGGATTTACAGGGTACGGAGATAGCTTTCAAATTGTTCCTCCATTGTGGTTTCCTTGGCCGCCTCGGAAAAGCCGATTTTCACGACGATCTTTCCGTGGCGGAAGCAGTAGGGGTTGCGGATCTGGCGGATGAAGTCCAGCACCCGTTCCTCTCTTGGAAGTTCTGTGTGGATGGATATATCCCGAATATCGACAAGCTGTTCTGGATCGACCGTCTTAATATCAACGGCGGAGAGCGTATCAAGCTCTGCAAGCGTGAGTGATTTCAAACAGGTTCCTCCTTTCTGCCTCTACCAATCTATTCAGAAGGGCGCCTGTCCTATGCCAGAGAACGCAGACCCACGCTGATTGCCAGGGCTGTGTCGATCTCCTTCATTTTTTTCTTGCTGATCTGCCCGATATATCCCCGCAGTCTCCGGCGGTCAACCGTCCGTATCTGCTCCAACAGCAGCAGGGAGGTAGGGGCAAGGCCCGGCACATCCTCCAACAAAACATGGGTAGGAAGGTGGGTCTTATCCCTTCGGCTGGTGATGGCCGCCGCCACCACGGTAGGGCTGAAATAGTTTCCCACATCATTTTGGAGAATGAGGATAGGGCGCGTTCCGCCCTGTTCTGAGCCAATCACCGGGTCCAGGTCGGCATAGAACAAAGCGCCGCGCCGGATCGCCTTTCGCCGCATAAGAATGACCTCCTGAATATAAGTAAGCCGGAAACAGGGCAGGCCCCGAAAGGCCCGCCCCGCGTCCGGCGAAATTTTCCAATCTGTTTTCTTTCATTGTGCTATTTGTCCTCGACACCCCGCACATGGGAAGTCATCAGCGGCCAGCAGCGAACCGGCCCACGGGAATCTCACCCCTCCGAGGATCTCTCCGAGCTGTCCCCATTGCGTGATCCTGCGGTCAGGCAGGGCTGTGGCTGGACAGGAGTACCATTGTACCCTTTGCCGGTCATGGCCGCGCCGGGAGCTGCCCGGTTTTTACAGACCGCCGTTTCTCGCTCATACAGGCAGGATGACAGCAAGACCAATGAAAGAAAGTAGGTGGGATCTGCTCATCCGTGCCGTACCTCATGGCGCGGCTTCTGAATCGGCTTTTGCTCATCGCACTGGCAAAGGGGAAGTTACCGATGAATGGGTATGCGGTTGTCAAGGAACAGGAGAAAGGGGTAGTTCAAAAAAAACACCTTTCACCCATCGTCCTGAAACCGTGGGGGTGTCAACCCTGCTCTGCAAAAAATTTTTTTAATTTTCCGATGGCAAGGTTCAGAGATTTGGCAACCGCCTGATGGCTTGTCCCCTCCAGCCTGCCGATCTGCCGGGTGGACAGGCCACGGAACACATGAAGTCGAAAACGCCGCTTCTGGACTTCTGTAAGTACGCCCGCAGCAAACAGCCGCTCCAATGCAGTCCAGGCATAGCAGCGGTTTTGGATTTCTACCGCCAATTCTTCCAATTCGTCCTCCAATGGACGGGTAGAACAGCAGTCCATTTCCTCTAAACCGTGAATGGACACATCCTTACGGGTCTGGGCGCTTTCAGCCCGATCCTGTTCATAGTAAATCTCATCGGACAGGGCCTTCAGCTCCGCAAAGTCCTGTTCTGTTTTATCCGGGTTCTCTTTCAGGTAATACTCCAGAGAAACCTCAATAATTTCATCATGGAAGCGATAAACAATATTGGGGCTGTATTTGTTTATCGCATAATCACTTTTGCGATAATCCCGCAATTTTTGTACCTCCGATCTGTTTTTTGCGAAAACAGACCGGAGGTGGCGGTGCCCTGCTCCTGTAACCAGGCCGCCTATGAAACAAGCGGCTGACTTTGTAATCTGGTACAAAATCAACCGCTCGAAGAATAGGTGCATTGAGAAGCCAAATGGCGTATGGAGCGTCCGCAGGCGGAGGTTTGTCCCCACTTGGGGCAAACTCTCGCGCACAAAAACGCTGACCAACGCCTATTGAAAGTTGTCCATTGAAAGCCGTGTGTCGTTGATGTGGGACAAAAAGCAACTTCTCAATGCTGTGGATTTTCTGATCCATAGCATTGTTACTCCTTGTCCGCTGTTATGCGGACGGCACACAGGCGGTTGGCATCATCCCCTTTCTTCCATTAATGTGGCAGTTTTACGCTACCGCCTTTGTGATTATCTCTAATTGTAAGTGCTAAAGTTTAAAGAGGCATTGGCGGTCTGATCTGCGCTATTTAAAAAAGGCGGCCCTTATCTAAAGATAAGGCCGCCTTAAACATTGGATATATAAGATTCTGATTTTATATTTGCTCATTAGCCTTATCTAGCTTTTCCAAGGGAGAAGTCAACTACCACAATCAGAATCTATCATAGGAAATTCATCAGGGTTTCATTAAAAAATGTAAAATTCACTTAAAATAGAATGACTTTTTACAATTTTAATGGCAATTCTATCTTATATCCTACACGAAAAACAGTTTTAATGTATATAGGATGCTTAGGGTCATTCTCAAGCTTGTTTCTTAATCGCCAAATAGTATTATCGACTGTATTGGTGCCTAACTCATAATCTTCAGACCATGCGGCATGATAAAGCTGTTCACGGCTAAATACTTGCCCAGGCGATTGCGCCATACAGTGGAGAATTGAAAATTCACCATAGTTTAAGTGAATTTCTTTTTCCGCTTTAAATACTTGCCGCCGTTCTGGGAATATTGTGATATCACCTAAGCTCAAAACCATATCAGCAGGTTCAGCAGCGTGAAATATCTTAATATTCTCATTGTTTAATATATTTATGATAGATTGAAATATATCCCCGCGTGGATCAGATGTTCGTATAACGATAATTTCTTCCATACTACACTATTTGTCTCCAATTTTTCTGAACTAGCATGGTTAAGTATATAGATCAAACTTAAGATATATATGTATTATGATATGCAAAAGGTATTCGTTGTAAATTTGGATTTTTTAGCGATAAGAGCGGCAATCAACATCAGATTGCCGCTCTTATTTTAACTAGATTCTAGAGCTATCTTACTCTTTTGTGTAGCATAACTTACTACAAGAGATATATTATCTCTTTGCCGTTACTGCGGATGTTTCGACATCAATAGAATCAGATTCAGATGAGCTATTCCCGGCGTATGCAGTTACGATTGCTTTATATTCTTTTCCAATAGTTCCGGTAAATGTTACACTACTGTCACAGAAACTAGTGTTTGATTTGAGCATACCTGTCGTGCTATCACTAGAATAATGTTTTACTTCCACCCATGTACCATTTCTCTTCTCATAAACATATATGTCTGTTGCACCAACAGAACTCATTCTTGATTTCGCAGTTACCTGAAAGTGAATTTCAATCTTTCCGCCTGAAGATGTACTACACCATGCTTTTTGTGCCTTAAGATAAAGACTGGCATAAGGAACGATGCCATCAGAAATATAGTTATTACAATTTTCGATTGCATGAGCGGTTACAATTTCAGCGGCAGCCGCATTTTGCATAAGGAGAGAAAAAGTGAACAGGGTCATTAAGAATACAAAGAAGTATCTTTTCACGATAAATACCCCCCATGTTTTACTGCTGATTATAAATCGATTCAATCATTTTTTTGAGAGTATCAACGCTAATATTGCCGCTAATGGAGCATTCGTAGTTCTCAACTGTCCAGACAGCAGTATAATCACCTAAGTTAGACATAATATAATGGCTAACTCCTCCCACAATAAATTCATCCACAGGAGAACTGTCTTTTTGATACCAACTAGATTCATTCTCTGGCAAATGGTCATAGAGATTGATTTGGATAGAAAATCCTCTAATTTGATCTGAGGATTGGTAATATTCATATATCGTTGTGCGATCCGAATGAACATTTACTTGGAACTCTAATAGAGAATAGTCACTTGGAATCCATGATGGTAAGAGAGGCTGAGCAACTCCAAGGACAGACAACACTTCACTTGCAGAATCACATGATTGGAGTGCCATTTCATCGGTAGATCCATTTTGGGTGCACGTGCTTGATTCGACTTCTCCTGAATAATTGACCTGAAATAGTTCTTGTGTCCATGATTTGAAAATAGACACTATATCTATCTCATAAGCAAATGCGGTTACAATGCCAATTAAAAGTGTACAAATAACTGCAGCGGTGATTCGCACAAAAACGCGCTTCAGAGTAACAACAGATTTCTGTTTTGCTCCATTTTTGGATTCCTCCGCAGTTATTCTATCCTGAATAATCGTGTCATTTGATTCGAAATTAAACTCATCATCCTCCCTCTGTTTTAATAGCCCAACAATAATCTTTATTTCGTCTACTGATAATCTGTCAGGCTCTGCACTATTTAGGTCTTCACGGAGAATAGATCTCAGATCGGCGCTACTTATTTGAGTGAAATCGTTTATGTCTTTGTCTTGTGGGGTTCCACTACCGTGCAAAGTGAGCGTCCTCCTCTCATTAAGGTATGTAAGATATAAATGGATACGTCACAATTTTTTATTATCCTTTTGAATTTCTTTGCGCAGTACACTTTTTGCCCTGAGTATGCGCATTTTACATGCAGACACAGATAGATTATGTCGTTTTGACAATTCTTCATACTGATAACCATCATAGTATCTTTCACAAAGCAAAGTCCAATCTACTTCGCTTAGATGATGCTTATAGCTTTCATAAAATAGTATGTTAGATTCAAATTCTGCTGTCGTTGGAAAAATCTGATCAAACATAGACTGGGTTATCTTACTGATAATTTTATTTGGCTTTTGTAAATCTCTATTTTTATTTCGAACTACATTTTGCAAAGTACGATACAACCATCCTACCTGATTGTTGCTGCTCTGCAAATCTGCTATCTTTTGAACTGCAATAGCAAAGGTTTCTTGCACGACATCTTCCACATAATCTGAATTATATAAAATATATCCGGCATAGTTAATCAGATTTTGATATTCCGAACTATATAGTTCTTCCAGTAATTTAGAATCATCAGAATTCATTTTGTCTGAAATGAAATCTGTTATATGCACCTGCTACTCCACCTCTTTATACACACTTCACTATTTAAAAAACAACGGGTTTTGGTTTTGACTATTCTAGATCTGAAAAATATTCTACAATTAGTTTTAACGCTGCTGACGCATAGTCTCGATGGAGCGGATTTAGCTTATCCAACTTTGCCGAGAGTTCCGTGGCATCATTCATTTTTCCAATATAACTATCAGTTCCTAAAGCCTCATCAGCAGAAACTTTTAAAGTATTGATAATTTTAATTAAAGTATCATATGCAGGTTTTTTAGTACCAAGTTCTATTGCCGCTAGAAAGGCCACACTTATATCCAGCATTTCCGCAAAAGATTCGCGGCTCAAATTATTATTCTGCCTGTATTGACGAAGAAAATTACCAATACCACTTGACTTCATTTAGAATACCTCCGGTATGTCTTCTTACTTTCAGTATAATCAGATATCCAGAAACAAAAACAGACCCTCGGTATTAATAGATACCGAGGGTGTTGATTTTCACTATAATTTATGTTAAACTGACATCATATTTATACTTAGCCGTATATTTTTCGGAGCTTCTTTATAGCGCGATTTTTAATCTGATTAACATTTTGGCGAGATACTTTCATTTCTTTGGCAATCTGACTGACCGAAGTTTCCCAGAAGAAAAACTTAATGATGACCTCTTTTTCGGCATTTGTTAGGTTGCATCCAGAAAGCATTAACTTAAACTTAGATAAGTGTTCTTCTTCTGGAGCAGGAGCATTTTCCATATAGAATTGCTGTGACTCTGTTAGATCGCTGACATGCTGCTCTTTAGAAGAGAGTATGTTTGCTCGTTTTGATAATTTAAAATAAGTATGATTGATGCTCTGTGTAATATAATTGACAAGGGCACCATCACCTGTTTCTGAGAAATCTTCGATTTTTATTTTGTAAATAACTTCGATAAGGGAAATTACCAGATCGCTGAAAGCATCTTCGTAATGAAGTTTATATGCATACTTGTGCAGTAGCTGTTGAAAAGTCCTGATAAGATCAAGCATGCAGTTTTGATTTCCACGTTGTGCTTCTAATATTTTTCCCGATAGCATATTTCTCACTCCCAATAATTTGAAGGGAATTTTGAGAGGGATATATGAGCTACGGTACAATATAAAAAGCGTTTTCAGAGTGAAATTGTAAACTAGTGTTGGTATATGTAATATATTTCTATATCTGTCACTATTGAGACTAATTTGATCTGATATTTAAAACAAAAGTGTGACGTTTTTTATCCCTTATGACATTTTATTGTTAGAAGGGAATTTTGAGAGAAGGTGCAGTTATAGTAGACTGTTATACAAATATCCATAATTTTCAATAAGTCTGCAAGCACCAAAGCGGAAGAAAATTTGTAGATATCAAAGGAGGGCAAAAGGGCAAGGCAAAAAACTCTACTATGTAAGCGCTGGAATAATCGAAAGAATAAAGGAAGGTAGCAGATGAAACAAATGCTAAAAAGAGCTTGTATGGGTGTAGTATTGCTCATACTTACACTAACAATGGCCGCATGCTCCACAGAAACGATTGAGCCAACTACTAGTAAATTTTCTACCGGAAGTGACGATGCGAACACTATACCAACTGATGATTTAGAAACATCGCTTTTGCCAAACGAAGCCTTTGAAAATGTACTACTTAATCAAAGGCAGTTTTTTTACACTAATTCTAACAGCAATCCCATCTATCAAAGCGATGTATACCTCTCTGAGATTGCAGGGGAAGATCAAAGTACGATGTCCCTTCCAAAGTTTGCTGTTGTAGATATGGATGGAGATGAGTTGCCTGAAGTTGTTTATCAGCGGGGTGACTACATGGGATTTATAGTCTTACGCCATAAAGATGGCGATATTTATGGTTACGATGTTAATTACAGAGGGCTTACGGGCCTCAAAAAAGATGGCTCTTATTCGACGTCTAGTGGCGCCAGTAACACTTCCGTTGGGAAGATGCGTTTTCTAGGTGAATTGTTTGATACCGATGTAAAGTTTTCTTCAGTTGAACAGGAAACGGTAAGTTACTACTTAAATGGTACGGAAATAGACGAAGTTACATTTAATCAGCTGTGGGACGAATATGAAAAATTACCTGATGTAGATTGGTATGAATATACAGAAAGCGCGGTAAAAGAATGGCTGCCGCATTATTTTGAGGCACAGGAAGCGGCGATATCATATGAGTACCATTCTACTCCAATGCAGGATTACCTAGATTCCTTATCTGATTTGTTGTATAACGACTATTCAACCCATGGAGACAATACTGAAGATGAGTATAATGCCATTTTTCAAAATTCCTATGATGGATGGGATCAAGCAATGGCAACAATCTACACTCTATGTCAAGACAAGCTCACTGGATCAGCTAAGGATGTACTTGAGGCTGAACAGCAGCAATGGCTTGATATGCGTGAACAGATGGCCTTAAACACTCCAATCTTTTTAGTCACTGACATGACAAAAATGCGTACTTATGATTTAATTTCTCTCTACTTTGAGGACCATTTTTACGATTGACACTTTTAATGCTCATCTGAACTAAATCGCCCAGAAGTCAGACTATAAAACTCTTCAAAATATACAGAGGCGGCAC